GTAGTGATGGTGCGCAGTGAATACTTGTCGCGCCTTTTCATAGCAGCTAAAGTCATACACAAGTCCATTCGAATTTGGGTCACTTCGCGGGCGAATTCTTTTGGTGTAGAGTTTACTTTTTCTAGCGTTGCCGCCATAAAATGTTCAGTATGTGCTCTAATCCAGGCCATGCGTCGTGAACACGAAGCAGGGAGTAAGAAATTCATCATGTCGTCGGGATTGTTTTGGGCTACTTCTAGAAACTCCACTGTATAAGTTATCACGTTAAGTAAGAGTTCAAATGCATCCTCGTGTCTCAACGACTCACCGGGCAACAGTTTATCTAACATTTCCAAGCGTGATTGCAAGAGAACATCGTCTTCCACGAAAGAGGAACAAATGGCTCCAGCTACTACTGACTTGAGAAAAATTCCGATCTTAGAGGTGGAAAAGCCTTCTTTGAGATTGCGAAATTCATGGAGGTAATGTGAAATCTTCTCCGGATCGTCAAGTGCTTCAGCTTGAATGGTGCTATCAGAATTTTCTGCAAGATCTTTATCCTTCAATAAGCGGAGCGCTTTCCGAATATAAATCTCAAGATCCTTGCGTCTTAAAATGGCAATGCCAAGTAGACGCGAGGTAAGATCTTCAACGGAAGTAACGCTCTTCAAAATTAGGAAAACGGCAGCTAAATCCTTAATGGTATCAGCCCAAGTAACTGGTTCTATGTCCACTGATTGCATAAACGCGTTATCCCGAGGAGTCACTGTGTGAACTAAAGAATCCTGGGAGGTTGCATCGTAACGAAAAGCAGAACGAAGTAAAGCACAAGAAGCTGCCACTAAACCACAAGATCCAAGATGAATCATAAGTGAAGGATCATTCGCTGTTTTGATAGGCGTATGAGAAGCTGTTTCTGAATGAGGCTCTACTGAACCAATATTTTTTGAATGATATAAACGTCGCTCATCTTCTACTTTTTCGTCACCGTTTGAAGGATGCGCGTAATCAATAGCATGAGGAGCGATGTCTTTTCTAGTTCGTAGAACACTGCGTAGCTTGTCGAGGTAACGAATACATGCATCTATTTCGGTTTGGCTATCAAGCTTACCGACAAGTGAGTGGACGAGGTGTCCTATGTAGGTCATGTTGTGGGTGGAAACTCTTTCGAAGGGTAAATCGACTTCGTACCACCAACGATACTTCTCAACTGTTTTGAGTGATGGAATGGGCCCCCATGGCATGTAAACAAAGTCAAATCTGTCACCATTTTCGGCTTCATTACGCATCAAAAGACGCGCTACAGTACTGCCAACTCGAAGAGTAGCAGGGGGAACTTCCTCTTTTTTAGGAGAGGCATTCTTTTTCTTCTTATGAGTTTTTCCACCAACGGAACCTGGTAAGAGGCTCAAGATGAAAGCAGTCGGTGAGAAGGCATAATCACTGAATAAACCACAATTTGTATCAGTAACACATGGCACAAAATGATATACGCCATATGAGGTTTCGGTGAAAGATCCAATCCTGATAGGGGGTTCGTACGCATCTAAATACGCATGAATGACCGCCGCACTTGGGT